GGCTGAAATGACCAAGTCACAGACAGCGATTAGGATGGGCATGTCTAACAACCCTAGTGAAGGGGAGGTGGAGAACCTCAGATTGCTCTGTGAGCGCGTCTTACAGCCCGTACGGGACCATTTTAATCATACTGTTACCATTTCCTCGGGCTATCGCAATGAGCTCTTGTCCCAGAAGATCGGCAGCAGCTCGACCAGTCAGCACTGTGCTGGAGAAGCGGCGGACTTCGAGATCTTTGGTACACCTAATAATGAGGTCAGCGACTGGATCAAAGAAAACCTCATGTGGGATCAACTTATTTTAGAATACTGGGAACCCGGAGAACCTAACTCAGGCTGGGTGCACGTCAGTTATAAGAAAGAAATTAATAGTAATCGAAAAGAATATTTAATGGCTATCAAAACCGATGGCAAAACAAAATACAAGCCGATCCTCGGCCTCTCAACCGACCGATACGCTAAATAGAAATTTTACTACGCCTCGCGCGTATATCCTACGTTTTCGAGGATTTATTCCCCGAAAATTCTTTAAACTTTATTTTTTTAGCATAAGTTTTCATATTATGACAATCTTTGCATAACATTTGAAGAACAGCTCTTTTTTTGTGAAATTCTTGCCATATTTGCCGTGGACTATCGGGATAAAATTCATCGTCCGGGGAGACTTCTTGTATTCTATAAAGAACACCATCAGCTTCCTTGTATAAAGAGTTCATCATAAACTCTTCCCAGCCATTTTTTAAAAACTCTTTAGCTATATCTTTGAACTCATAAAGGTGATCAACAACCATTCCCATTGGATGTAAATGTTTGTCACAAAGTACACACCTATTGGGGTCTTTGAGCGTTTTTTTAAATGCTCTTGTTTGCTCTCTAATTTCATTACGTAAAGCACCATTTAAAATTTCTTTTTGATTAAACTCTCCTTTACCAAAACAAGTAAATATTTTTTTAGCTGTTACAGATTCTGGAAAGATCGTACTAAACTTACTTTCATCCTTTCTTCTATTTCTAATAAAACCTAAAGAGATAGATTCAGTTTCTTTAACAAAATTTCTCATTATACACCATTGATCTATTCCTGTTGCATGAGATTTCCTTGTTTCCCATTCTTGAGTATATGATCCATAATCTTTTGCTAGCTGAATCATTTCTGATTGTTTAATGGGAGTTTTTTCAGTTAGTATAGTGTAATTGATTGAGTCTGGAACATCAAATTCCATAACTTTTTTTCTAAAATACTTATATGCTTCATCTTTCTTTTTAAAATCTTTTCCTAATACGTTTTTATATTTCATATCCACGCTTTCAGTTCTTCCCCCATGACTTCGGAGGCGATATTAATTTTCTTGCGAAGAGCCTTGACGATTTTTTCATCAACCGTCTCTTCGGCGAGAATGTCAATATACGTCACGGTCTTATGTTGCCCGATTCGGTGTGCACGGTCCTCGGACTGAATTCGTTTTTCCAGGTCATATCCATTAGAATAGTAAATCACCGTATTCGCCGCAGTTAGAGTTAAACCGTATCCCGCCGTTTGAGGCGTTCCGACTAAAAATCGTACTTTAGAATCATTCTGAAAAGCGTCTTTATGCTTTTGTCGGAGATCATGGGGCGTGAGTCCATAATAATCGACCACGGAACCCGGACCATGGACCTTCTTAATTTCTTTAATAATATTTTTAATGTCTGCCTGCCAATGGGCCCAAATAATCGCTTTACCTTCTACTTCATCCAAAATATCCATTAATTCATTTAATCGATTACTTTTGATTTGTTGAGTAGTACCATCATCCGCTACAAAATGACCACAGGTAATTTGTTGTAGTCTCATTAATTGAGTTAAAGCGGTCATCGTAGTAATTTGTTTTCCATGCAGATTAGCCAAAGCTTTTTCTTTCATTTCTTTATAAACTTTTTTCTGCTCCCCGCTCAGTTCTATATTTCTTTTCATATAAATTTTAGGGGGTAGATCTAGACAATCCTCTTTTAAAACCCGATAAGAAAAAGGTTTTAACTTTTCCGCTAATTCAGCTAAATGTTTAAAGCCTGAAACCAACTGAATAGATCTGCCTGAAATATAAGCCGTTTTCATAATAGCATAGCGTGTTCTAAATGAATAATAAGAGGCATGATCTAAATGATAAGGATCCAGGAAGAAACATTGACTAAATAAATCTAGAGGATTTTTAGTAACAGGAGCACCGGTTAAAATTCTCCGATATTTAGCCATATCCGCAATATCAATAATATTTTTAGTTCTTAAAGCTTTGGGATTTTTAATAGTAGTAGATTCATCCACAGCAACTAAAGTTTTGTGAGACAATAAAAATTTTTTAGCGAAATCTAATCCTTTAGCGGTGCTAAAAGCTTCTACATTCATAATAAGAATATGCAATTCTTCTCCTGTTTTAAATAAATTTCCTAATTTTCTAGATTGAGATTTAGTAATATTGGCTTGCCACAATATGGACACATTTTCGATATGATTAGGCAAATGAGCAGGTAACTCCTGAGTGTGCCAAGTTCCTATTACTCCTTTAGGAGCAATGACCAAAAGCCCATCAATCTTACCTTTATCGTAAAGCATGGCTACATTATCAATCAAAACTTTAGTTTTCCCCGTTCCCATCTCCATAAAGTAGGCATAGGTTTCCCTATTCCAGGATTTTTCCAAAGCCGTAAGCTGATGCTTATAAGGCGGTGTCTTAAATTTATAATTCATCAATTATTTTCTTCTTTCTATTGACTTAATATATAGGATCGCTTATATCATGTCAATATGTATAGAAAGAAACAAGAAGACATATTTAGTACAATTAAATGCGGACCCACTCCTCAAAAATTTAGTCCGTCCTCTGTAGTGTATGTAATCCAAGAAATTGCAGGCACAAAAGATGGACGACCTAAAATTAATATTATGGGTGCAGCGGAGTATGGTACTTTTAAATTTTTACTTCCTGAATTATCACAAATTATATTTTCACCCGGTCCTTTAATTTTTAAATTAAGAAAAGGTTTACAAAATTATAATCAAAGAGATTATTTATTATTAACCGGAGATCCAGCCATTATTGGAGTTGCCTGTTCGATTGTTTCTGACATTACCAATGGTAAATACAACTTACTCAAATGGGATAAACAAGAAAGAAAATATTATCCTATTGAAATTAACTTACATGAAAAAGGAGAAATAAATGAGTGATATAAATTTTGAGACAGATCAAGAAGAAGTTTTAGATAAAACAGAAAATATTGATAAGCTTTCTCATAAGGTAAAAGAATTGCAGGGGATCGCCCAAAGTATTGAAACTTTAGAAGAGTCCCTTAAAAAAACTAAAAAAGATTATGAACATCTATCCGGAGAAATTATTCCAACCATGATGTCTGAAATGGGTTTATCCCAACTCAAACTAATGGATGGCTCTTCCGTAGATGTTAAACCGTATTATGCAGCCAACATCTCTTTAAAGAATAGAGAAGCGGCGTATAATTGGCTTCGTTCCAATGGCCTAGGTGATATCATTAAAAATGAAATCATCGTTTCTTTTGGACGGAATGAAGATAACAAGGCGGCAGAATATGCTAACCTTGCGAAGGGTCAAGGGTTTCAACCGACACAAAAGTTGAAGGTTGAGCCTATGACCCTGAAAGCGCTGGTCCGAGAGCGTATTGAAAATGGCAAAGATATGCCAACGGATATTTTTAACGTGTTCGTAGGAAACCGAACAACAATTAAGGAGAAAAAATGACCACGAACAAAGAAACAAGTATCACGAAACGCGATGCTGGTGGAGCATTAGCAACAACTATGTTTGAAGCTGATGCAAACCAAGGTGCTCAGAACATAACGCAGGATGATCTTGCGTTACCGTTTCTGAAAGTCTTGGGTCAACTTTCGCCCGAAGTCAATACAAGGAACGGCAAATCAAAATATATAAAAGGTGCTGAACCTGGTATGATTTTGAATACAGTCAGCACTGAACTGTACGACGGCGCGAAAGGGATTAGTGTTTTGCCAGTCTTTTACAAAAGACAGTATATTGAATGGCAAGACCGAGGAGAGGGTCAAGGCTCACCTGTTCATATTTATGAAGCAGGCGATGACATACCTCAAACAACACGGGATAAATCAAATAAAGATCGTTTAGCCAATGGCAACTATCTTGAAAACACAGCCAGTCACTATGTGATTGTGTTGGGTGATAGTCCTTCAAGCGCGTTGATTTCTATGAAGGCGACTCAATTAAAAATTAGTCGTAAATGGAACTCAATGATGATGGGGATTAAACTTCAAGGTAAAAACGGTTTGTTTACGCCGCCAACATATAGCCACATTTATACGTTAAAAACTGTTCAAATGTCTAATGACAAGGGAACATGGTTTGGATGGGATGTGTCTAAGGAAGGTCCTGTTAAAGATAAATCAGTCTACGACATAGCTAAACAGTTTGCTGCTAGAGTCAGCAAAGGTGAAGTGGAAGCTAAACATAGCACTGATAAACGTGAAGAAGCACCATTTTAAAAAGATTCCGACGCGTGTTTGGAAGGGGGCGGTAGCGGGAGACTTAAGCCGCCCTTTTTAATTATATGATAGAACAATTTAAAAAAATATTTAATGGTTTACAAAGAGCACATGGATGCACTCATGTGGAAAAAAAGAATGCAGATGGAACCAAACTTAAAGGTAAATCTTTTGTTAAACGTGAACCTGTTACCGATTTATTATGGGAGAATCATCTCAAAGGTATTGAACCTAGTCTTGGCATCATTCCCATTAATGAAGATAATAAATGTTCTTGGGGATGTATTGATATAGACAGCTATGCCAGCTTTAATCATAAACAATTATTAAAAAAAATTAGAGAAACGGATCTTCCCTTAGTGACGTGTCGATCTAAAAGTGGAGGTGCTCATGTCTTTTTATTTACCACAGTGCCTGTGGACGCAGAAATATTACGAAATAAATTATTATCCATTAGTGCGGTGTTGGGGTATGGAAATTCTGAAGTCTTTCCAAAACAGATCAAATTAAATTCCAAAGAGGATACAGGAAATTTCCTCAACTTACCATATTTTAATTCACAAAAAACAACAAGATATGCCTTTCTAGAAAATGGAGAAGCTGCTACACTAGATGGTTTTTTTGAAGTCTATGAAAGAAATAAACTCACACCAGAACAATTAGAAAATCTTAATATTAAAAGAAAACAATCTGATTTTATTGATGGTCCTCCATGTATTGAAACCTTAGCTGCTGAAAAAATTGGTGAAGGCAAAAGAGATAACACTCTATTTCATTATGCTGTATACGCTAAAAAGAAATGGCCTGGAGAATGGAAGAATAAATTAATTTTATTTAATCAAAATTATATGGTCCCTCCATTGGACGATGCTTCAGTAGAAAGAATTAAACTGCAACATGAGAAAAAAGAATGGGGATATAAATGTAAAGACGAGCCCATGTGTAGTTATTGTGATAAATTTTTATGCAAGACAAGACCTTTTGGAATCGGAGGAGAAGTTACTTTTCCTCTTCTTAGTGATTTACAAAAAATTTTACTCGACAAACCTTACTACTATGTCAATGTGGATGGAGAAAGAGTTAGACTGGAAAATGCAGTAACACTCTATGATCAAAGATTATTTCAAATAGCGGTCTTAGAACAAATTAATAAAGTCCTTCCTACTATTTCTAAAAAAGAATGGAAAAAACTTATTCAAGACTTAATGGACGGACGAGAGGATATTGATCCTCCAGCAGGCTCTTCCAAAATTGATCAACTTCAAGATCATCTTGAAGAATTTTGTACGAATCGTAGCTCAACAACCGCAACCAAAGAAGACATTACACGAGGAAGTGTGTTTCAGGCAGACAAAAAACATTACTTTATATTTAGTAAATTTTATCATGGCTTTTTAGTTAAAAAGAAATGGGATGAAAAACCTCAATTCACTCATCAAATGCTCAAAGAACATTTTAAATGCGCTGAAGATCGAATGATGATTGGTAAAAAGAAAGTTTCTGTTATTGTAGCCAGCTCATTAGAAAGAATTGAAACCCCTTATATTCCTAAAGAACTCAGACCGAAGGATCCTTATTAATGCAAAAAGTTTTATTAATTTTGTTTATTCACTATTTGATGATGGCTCAAATTTATTTAGGTGTCCCTATCCCATGAAAACAATTGTATTAGGACCACCAGGTACAGGCAAGACTACGACCATGTTGAATAAAGTGGATGATCATTTAAAAACAACGGATCCTAATAAGATTGGCTACTTTGCCTTCACTCAAAAAGCAGCCTATGAAGCACGGGATCGTGCCATGGAAAAATTTAATTTAAGTGAAGATGATCTTCCTTATTTTAGAACGCTTCACTCCCTGGCTTTTAGACGATTGGGAATTAAAAAAGAAAACGTGATGCAAAAAAGTCATTATGAAGATTTGGGAAAGCGAGTAGGCTTTCCTGTAGATTATATGGAATATGAAGATGAAGAAGGAGGAATTTTTGCAACTAAAAGCGATTACTTACGAATTATTCAACTCGCAAAATTGCGTAACATTTCTTTTGAAAGGCAATATGATCTCAAAGAGCATACTCAGGATGTTGAATTTGATAAGTTAAGAATCCTAGCAAATGAATTAGAACGCTATAAAAAAGAATATACTCTTATTGATTTTAACGACATGATTTTAAAGTTTGTAAAATCAGATGCGTCTCCGGCCTTTGATGTGGTCTTCATTGATGAAGCGCAAGATTTGTCACTGATCCAATGGGACATGGCGAAAAGCATTTGGAATAAATCAGGAGACTCTTATATCGCCGGTGATGATGATCAGGCCATCTTTCGATGGGCTGGCGCTGATGTCGACAGCTTTATTGCTCAGACAGGGAAAATTTTAAATCTAACTCAGTCATACCGAATCCCTCGTGCGGTTCATGATGTAGCCATGAAAATTATTGGTAGAGTTTCTAATCGTTTGGCTAAAAAATGGGAACCCCGAACCTATGCAGGAACGTTAAAGCGATATCATGATTTTGAACAAGTCGATATGACTAAAGGAGAATGGCTCATTCTGGCTCGCACACGTTATATGTTAAATGAACTCGAAGAAACGCTTTATCAAAAAGGATTATATTACAAAAATAAATTTAAAAAATCTTATGAAGAGGATTTATATGAAGCGATTATCGATTGGGAAAAATTACGTCAAGGCGCTTCTCTTGAACATAGCAAAATAGAAAGAATTTTTAGTTTTATTAGTCCCAAAAATTTAGAAAAAGAAAAAATGTTTGGAATGGTCAAGGATAGTTTTTATAATATTACTCAATTAAAAAAAGATTTTGGGTTAAGAACTGATGGAATTTGGTACGAAGCATTGGACGATGCTTCTTCACGAAAGGTCGAATACATCAGAAAGATGAGAAGCAATGGAGAACAATTAAATAAAAAGCCCCGTATTTTATTATCTACAATACATGGGGTTAAGGGAGGAGAAGCCCAAAATGTTGTTCTCTTAACAGACTTAAGTCTAAATACACAAAAAGGATATGAAAGGAATCCTGATGATGAAAATCGATTGTTCTATGTAGGGGCAACCCGAACGAAAGAAAATTTACATATTATAGAACCAAAAGATTTTTACAAAAGTTATCAAATATGAGTGCATATAAAAAACAAATAGGAGGCCATCACTATATGGACATGGTGATGCAGCCAAGTGAGTTTATAAACAAGAACAAATTGCAATTCGCAGAAGGAAATGCTATTAAATATATCTGCAGACACGCAAATAAAGGAGAAGTTCAAGATCTAGAAAAAGCTAAACATTACATTGATATGATTATTGAAAGAGATTATACGGCTCCGAAAGAAAAAGAAGAAACCTGGGTAGAAGGGTATAAAAAATGGAAGAGTGAAAGATGTCCGCATAACTAATGCAGATCCCTTTGTTCAAACCTCAAACGGAATGGTTACCCCCCGAGGAATTTCCGGATCTATCAGGGTACGAAGAAATTTCTATTGACTTAGAAACCAAAGATCCAGACCTCATTAAAATGGGTTCAGGCTCCGTGACAGGCAGAGGAGATGTGACAGGCATTGCCATCGCAGTCAAAGACTGGTCCGGTTATTATCCGATCGCTCACGAAGGCGGTGGTAATATGGACCGTAAGATGGTCCTGAAATGGTTTCAAGCCGTTCTTAAAACTCCTGGAGTTAAAATTTTTCACAATGCCATGTATGATGTCTGTTGGATCAGACACTTAGGTCTTACCATCCGAGGACGTATTATTGATACCATGATTGCGTCAGCCCTTGTTGATGAAAATCAATTACGCTATGATCTTAACAATTGTTCAAGACGTTATACCGGTAAAGGCAAAGATGAAGCTGCGCTCTATGCTGCCGCTAAAGAATGGGGAGTGGACCCTAAAGCGGAGATGTATAAACTTCCGGCACTCTATGTGGGAGCCTATGCGGAGAAGGATGCAGAGATTACCTTAGCCCTATGGCACGAACTAAAAAAAGAAATAGAACTCCAAGATATTGGCTCTATCTTTCAACTTGAACTCGATTTATTTCCATGCCTGGTTGATATGAGATTTCTCGGGGTACGCGTAAATCAAGAACAAGCCCTCAACGAAAAGAAAACATTACTCGAACAGGAAAAAAAGTTATTAACAGAAGTTAAAAAGAAAACAGGAATTGAAGTCCAGATCTGGGCTGCACGATCCATTGCTCAAGTCTTTGATAAACTCAAACTCAAGTATGATCGA